GTGTATCGACGACTAGAAACAGACGCGCGATTTAGTACAGACACACCGCAACGCAAAGCTTTTCGAACTTTGCTGAACAAGGTAATTGTCGCGCTAAAAGATATTGAGTGGGTAGACAGCGGCGATTGCGGCCCTGGCGATGAAAACGAAGCGATAGAGGCTTGTTTAGCACCCGGGGCAACGATAGAGGCGGCGCTTGATGAAGCACGCAAAGCAGTTGCAGAACTACAAGCTGAAATTGAAAGATTGGAAACTCGGTTATGAGAGAGATTGAACTATCTGATGCGCTAGTGGATGAGCATCTAGACAAAATTTTGCTAGCCGCTGGATCGTCACTAAAACACTACTCGATGCCAAAAACAATCAAAGATATGCAATCAAAAATGCGCGACTACGCAGAGGCTGCGGTATTGGCTGAGCGCAGGCGCTTAGCGGAATTGATAGCCGAAGAAGAAAGCTATTTATTCGATAAGCACGCAAAGTCTCCAGACTTTTTCGGCCTTAATTTTTCTGATTGCATCGCAATTATTTATGGAAATTACGTAAGACAAGAGAACAAGCCAGAAGTGATTTTCTGTAAAAAATGCGGCTACGAAATGTCTAAAGGGATTGCGATTAAGCAAGCCGCTACAGGTATTCCAGATTTTCCCGGCAGTGACGAGGTAGTGACGTTATCGCCAGGAGGTCCGAGCAAATTAATCGATTGCATCAAGTGCAAGGAGTGCGGCTGGAGTTTTGAAGCTGGGGGGGGGGAAGCATGAGCAGAGAAGCGATGCAAAAAGCCACATTTTCTCTTGGTCTTGCTATTGGCTTAATAAAAGGTGACCCTTGCGATGAGCATCGTGAGTGGATTCGCGCCACATTGGTTGATGCAGCTAATACTTTAGCAGAAGAGCTAGCCAAGCCTGCGCAGGAGCCTGTTGCGCGCGTTCTAAGCGGAGTGGGGTTTGTTGAATGGCTTCTTAACCCATGCGCGGAAGATACTTTGCTTTACGAAACACCCCAGCCAATTAGCGAAGACACAAAGCGGCTGGACTTTATCGAATCCAACGAAGTATTTTTAGACCCGCTAATGGATGCTTTGAATCATTGGAGCCCAACCGATTTACCCCAAAGTTTGAGAGCCGCTATCGATGCGTCGATGAAAGAAGGAGAGCAAGAATGAGCAATGCGATTTTTAGTGCAAAGCTGACGCCAGCGCAAAACGCAGCATGTGAAAAGCTGCTAGCGGTGTCAGGGTTGCCGCCCGTTGGGCTTGATGAACTTGATCGAGGGCTATTGTCTCCATCTAATTTTTGGCGTCAAAACGTAATGATTGCCCACGACATTTACGCCGCTGTGCAAAACATAGATTTTCCCGAAGGAGATCAAGAATGAAAGCATCTAAAACCCAAGTTATTGTCCTGCCCCCAGTGCCGCTTGCGCCATTAGCTAGCCCTGCACATGCTGCGCCGCCCCCTACGCCTACAACGCGTAAGCCGCCGCCGCAACAAATTCGCGCTGTTAAGCAAGCAGTTAAACGTTTGCCAGGGGGCGCGCAATGAGCATCGAAGAAGAACGCAAGGCTTTTGAGGCGTGGCAAATGAACGTGCGTGGAAGAACAGCGGCCGCGCTATCGAAAGCCGATTTTGATGCTGATAGCTACGAGTCCCCGTGGATAGATGACCAGTGGATTGCATGGCAAGCCCGCGCAGCGCTGGATAAGCGCGAGCCGCTGACGGATGCGCAGTTATTAGATCTAATCCCGATTATTCAATCAGCATGGAGCATTTCCGACATGTGTCTGTGGTATGCCCGCGCCATCGAGCGCGCTCACGGGATTGGGAGCGAAAAATGAACCTTGATTTTGAAACAGAAAAACTTCTCAAAGAAATCTTTGCTCGCTGCTGTAAAGATCCAGCATTTATTGAGCAAGTGATACACGCGGCGACCCGGGGGATTGTTGATGGCTACAAAGAAGCCAACGATCACGCGGCAGACATTGAAGTCGTCGCGAAGATGGCTATGTCGAAAAAGCTGTTTGGCAACAACGATGCTTTCATAGCTGAAAAGCTAGAACGCTGGGCTTACGCAAATCGTATCAAATGGGACGATGAAATTGCAGAGCTTCGCAAGCGTGCAGAAAAGAAGAAAGAGGATTTGAAATGAAGCTAATCGATTTTCGCTTTGTGCGGCGAGATGGGGAGAAAATGTTGCAGGTTAGGCATCGAGAAGTATTTCAGGGTAGTGGCGCATACCAATATCACAGCCCTTTACTAACAGAGATCTGCCCAAAGTGGACCGACTGGGAAGACGTGCCGCTGGTTGACCTAGACGAGGGGATCAACAATGACTGACCGCGAAATGCTGGAGTACGCGGCTAAGGCGGCGGGAATTGCTCTTGAGTGGGACGACCATCCCAACGATTGGGCTCCAATGTTTTATGAGGGTAAAACATATCACTTTTGGGATCCACTTAAAGACGATGGAGACGCGTTGCGGCTGGCGGTGACGTTGAGATTACAGATTGAGCACGGGAACGAGTGGGTAACAGTAGCAGAAATGGCTTTCGGCGGGGACATTTCTTCGACCATAGAAATAAGTAGCGAAATATCACAGGAAGCCGCTACGCGTGAGGCAATTGTCCGGGTCGCAGCTGCTATCGGGAAGGCGATGCCATGACATCCATCGAACAACTTCACCGAGAAATAACTGACCTCAAATCCATGGTGCATACCTTGCTTGTACAACAGGGAGAATGGCTAAGCACAGAGCAAGTTTGTCAGCGCCTGGGCTGTTCTCGCAGCACCCTGCACCGCTATGCACTAGCTCAAGGCTTCCCAGCACGCGGCAAAAGCGGCAAGTATTTGCTAAGCGAAGTAATCGAATGGGAGCGTCAAAAGCTAGGCAGCTAGCTGTTTTGCGATGTCAGAGGCCGTGGCGTTGTAATACACCATGGCCATATCCAATTTTGACCAGCCGAACATTCTTGCTAAGTCCATGGGGTGCAGTTTGCGGGCTAGGCGTGTGGCCGCTGTGTGTCGAAGGTCGTGGAAGGTGAAGCCGCTAAGGCCCGCTTTGATTCTTGCGCGACGGTAGAGAGTGTCAAGTACTGCCGGCGAGATTGCAAAGACGTGCTGATCTGAAGCGCCCCGCATTCGCTCAATTACGGATGCTGCACCCTTGGTAAGCGGCACGTTGCGGCCCTTCCCCGTTTTGCTTGTATGTAGCACAACGTAGCTGCCCTTTACGTCGCCCCATTTGATAGCGCAAATCTCACCCGCCCTCAGCCCGGAAAACAACGCAAACAGGGCCGCATAGGCAACAGCTTGCTGCACTGTTGTGGGCGCTTTGCTATGACCCAGTGCGCGCAAAACTCCGCGCAATTCAGGCCCGCTAACAAGCCTCTGGCGATGAGCAGGTGAAGGAGGCTTGCGTAATTCTTTGAACGGGTCAGTTTGAAGCCACCTCCAATCCACACGGGCGGTGTTAAATATCGACTGCAAAAGACCAATATCTCTAAGCACCGTGCCCGGTGAAACTCTGCTCAAACGGTCATCACGCCACCGGATCAAATCGTCCACATCAACCATAGACAGCGGCTTGTTCAAAGGCAGCAAGTGGTCGGATTTTTTGAATGCGGCAATGCGCACAATCTCCCAACGTTCCCCGCGTCTTGTTGGGCTCACCTCTTCTGCGTACTTATCCAGCGCCTCACGAAGGGTTTTTATTTCCCCCATTTTTCCCCCGGCCTGGGCGCGTATTTCTATAGATCGCTGTGCTGCCCACTCTTGGGCTTCTCTGCGGCTTGGGAAGGTTTGCGAATCCCTCACGCCCTTAATTTCAAGCTGGACGCGCCAGGTTCCTTGTGGAGTTTTCTTGGGGGTTGCCATCCCCGGATTATCGGGGGGAATTCGGGGGGAGAGGTGGCAAACATTGAGACAATTGCCGTCTCATTGCGCATAAGAAACGATGCTAACTCGTTGAAATAAAACAGAATAGAACGTTTTGTGTTCCACCCTGTTTTGCCCCTTGGTGCCGACGACCGGCGTCTACAACGCTCGGATTCACTGGGCTTGCATGTTTTTTCGGGGGATAATTGAGCGGTAAAATGTTTCGGGGTGAATGCGCAGGCTGATGCGAAGCGTCTAACAACATGACGCAATAGATAGCTTTCTAGGAGCGAAAAACGGCGATGTAAGAGGCCGCTTCTGTATGCCGGGGATCAGCACCGGCCACCCCTCTTTTATCGGTATTTATTCGCACCAATAAAAAGTATATCGATGCCGCCGTATACGTGCGTATATTTTGTGGTATTTGATGGTGGCAAGCGCTGAACTCTTGCATGCCGTACATTTCGACTTTCGGCGTCAACTCGTTGTGGATCAGCCTCCACATTCACCATCAAATAAGCACCGGACGCAGCACGCTGGATTTAGACACCTTCGGCCTCGGCACCAGCACAGTCGGGAGCAACCCCGAACTTGTCTATTCCGTCCTGGAGCAACCCAGGCACCGCAGAGGGCCGCTATCGCTGGCCGATGCTTATTTCATAGTGGAATCAAGGCTTGCAGGGACTTAGTGCGCACGCCCGGATGCTTGGGCCTAAATTCGTGATAGGTATCAAATCAGCGATGGTGTTTGCAGGGGGCAACCTGCTTTTTTAAATCAACTTTGTCCGACACAGACGACTTGATATGAAAGGAAACCAATGCGATTAGCACTTGCACCACCATGCCGATTTGATAACTGTAATCATATCACTTGGTTATCAAATCAGCGGGCCGGGCTTGATTCCGGCTTCCCCGTCATCGTCCTTTAAGAGCAGCCATCGGGGGCCGCCTACTCATTTGCGCGTGTCCTTCCACGCCGCCGCTGATTCGATGGCGGCAATTTTAGCGGCAACTATTAAGGATTGCTTACAGGTTCAGGCCAAGCATCAATCAAGGTTTGCCGGTCGCTTGCGAGCTTGTCAGCATCTGTTGCCAGGTCTTGATATTTTCGCTGGCAGTCGTCGAATACGTCTGCGAGGTCTGTAGCGTAGCCATCGACGGCATCGCGGGTAACCGTGGGCACGTCGCGCTTGATGCGGGCAAGCTGCTGGCGCAGGCTGTCAGACTCGCGGCGAGCGCTAGTAGCAGCGGCTTGGTTAACTTCGGCGCGCTGTGCTGCGGCTTGTAGTGCTTCATCTTTTTTCCTTTGCCATGAGGCGGTTTGCTGGATACTTATAGCCTGTTGTTTTGCAATCATGGCTGCATTTTTTTGCTCTTCATGCGCTGCCCCTTTTTCCCAGGCCAACCCCATAAGCACGGCAATCGTTGCAAGAATCGAAAACAGGCGCAGCACAGGAGGTGCCGGGGAAAATAGCAAATTCATTTATCAGCCAATGCGGTCGTCGTGAATTCGCGCATCACCATCATGACCATCGGGAATATCAAAGATGAGTAAGGCCGCAAGGAAGCCGGCAATAGCCCCGCAAGAAGCCCCGTGTTTGCCTCAATTATTGTCAAGGCGGACATAATTAAAGCGGCCCAGTAGGTTTTGCTTTTTAGTCGTTGAATCAATAGATCGTTCATACTTTCACTCCATAAAAATTGCGTGCTAGTTTGTGGTTTTCCGGCCAGTCTTGCGGCCTTGGTTTACCAGGTCTCCAAAGCCGGAAGTAGTAGTCCCAACCCGCCTGCGGGTTTGTCATCGGCGGCAACGGGTTGGGGTCGGTAAATAGCAGCAATCTGGCAAAGCCAGCGGCTAGCACATCGTCCTTAGCCAAGGCTTCCCAGGCTGGCGCTTGCTGCGGCGTCACTTTGCGATCAACGCAGAGCCTTACAGCGTCTCCTGTGCTCGCTTTGTGCGTCAGCACACCACGCACACCGCCGCCTTGCTCAAATTGCCACAGGCCCCGCGCTGGACCATTTCCTAGCTGCACTCGATGCGTTCCGCCGCTCTCTTGCAGCGCAATCGCCAGAAGCAACACACGGGCCGGTAAGCTGTCGAAACGCTTGCCCAGCAACTCAATTGCCGGGGTGATGGCGCTGTCGTTGATAGATTGGAGTAAGGCGTCTGTCATTTAACTATCTCTATCTCAGACACATAGTTAAATGTGATTTTGTTATCAATAAAGCTGTGATTGTCTGAGCACTCATAGATTGGGTCGCTTGTGACATAAGCTTTGCCCGGCCTCGCAATAGACGGCAACGTAATCACAAACTCAAAACTTTTTGGGTTCAGCTCTGTAAACTTTTTTACGGCTGCTTTGGAATAGTAAATTGGAGGGGGGCTGGGGTAAATTGCACCGTCTTCCCCTCGAATTGATATCGGGATATATGCTGAACAATCCCGCGAGTAATCCCACTTCATTGGAATCTCTAAAAATGCTTCAGTTCCAACATTTATTTTATTTCCATTTTTTGAGCGAATTTTTTCTACAGAAATTGGTGGAGCTCTGTTTGCAGTAATTTCAAAATATGCCGCTGTTACAACAAAAGCCAGCAAACAAAGGCTCGCTAAAAATATAACAGCCCAACCAATCACTTCAAATCTTTTGAAAAAACTAACCATACCTTTAACGCTCATAAAATACCCATTTTAAATGCTTTGAAAAGAAAACCGAAAATAGCAAATAGAATGCCTACAACAGTTGAAACGCCAGTAACAACAAATACGCCCGTTTTCAAAGTGTCAGCAATGCCGGTTTTTAACTCACGGATAGCTTTTTCTTTTGCCTTTGCTGAATCATTAAGCTGAATAAGCTCTGCAATTTTTGGCAATAACTCTTCGACAGCATGAGTAAGACCAAGAACGCGGGCTTTTTCTTCCCCGGTTAGGCATCCCGGGCAGTCTTTTTGTACGTCTGACAATTTCTGCAACCCTTTGCGGCTTAGATTTAAAAATAAAAACCCCCTATGCACCACAATGCGTAGGGGGCGATGTTTACGTCGCTTGATTTATTCGATGATGGATTTGAGGTCGTCTACCGTTTGCGCTGCGTCAATAGCTGTTTGCTGCTCCGCATATTTTTCACGCACCTTTTGCCGCTTGGCCTCTATCTCTGCTATGGGCAGACCGGGCAATTGCTTTGCTATCAACGAATCCAGCGGCTCGAATTCTTTCTCACGGCTTGCCCTGCGAATGTCGTGGGCAATGGATTTGGCTTTTTCGATGTTGATTTTGATCATAATGGAAACTCCCATGCTGCGCGGAAAAGTCGGTCTTCTGGAATATCAGACACGTCAACAATCAGAAAAGGCTTACCTTGTGGTACGTCTTTTGCCGCTATTTCTTCAATCGTTAAGCCACAGTCTGGCGCGGGGATGAGCACAGCAACGCCACCATCATCCGCCGGGTAAATAATTCGTGTATTTTTCATATTTTTTACCTGATAATTAAAACAGAGACGTCACCAGAATCTGTCAATCCACCTGTACTACCTATTTTTTGTATTATCCTAACTGATGCAGATGTTTTAGGATAAGATGGATTTAGGCCAATTGAAACATTGGTATCATCTAAGCGGTTTACTGTTGTACAGCTTACTGCGTAATAAGCATCTGGCATTGATGTTGCCAAATTCACCGTATATTCTCCTGGCCCGTTATCAGTAATACTTGATACATTTCCGCTTGCCATTATTGCGACCGTCCCAGTGCCGTTAAAGTTAACCCAGGCGCGACAAGCGTATAACGGCGCAGTACCAGAAGCATTAAATTGAGCTGCAACTATTGCCGGGGTGTATCCATAACTCAGCACCTCGATAGTATTTGCCGCCGTAGCCCTGAAAATACACGTATCACCCGCTGCCGTCGTGATGTTTGCGCCAGTGTTAGTTACTATGGCTGCGTTATTGGTCAGCGTCAGTGCGGCATTGAAGCGCACAAAATATAGCTGCCCTATGGGCACAGTTACCGCTGTAATGGTCGTTGTGCCTGTGATATTGATGTTTCTGGTGTTTGAAACTGTCGTTAGATCTAAGGTAGCGGCGCTAGCAATATCTGCACGCGTGGTATCACTGCCAAGCAAAGAAAAACCAGATGCCCGCTGATATGACACACACTCCCAGCCGTCAGGCGTCCCTGTCGTCGCCTTGGGATAGAAAATTGCAGTATCGCCAGCCGCTGTAACGATGTTCGCTCCGCCTGGCAAAATCAGCGTACTGGCATCATGCGTCAGCGTCAAGGCCCCGGCAAACCGCACAAACCTCGGCCCGTTGTAGCTGGTGCCTAGGCTAGTAATCGTTGTCGTGCCCGTGATACGCAAGAAATTTGTGTTTTGAGCGCCGATGTTGACAGTCGATGCGCTTGCAATATCAAGCTCAGTTCCTTGGCTAAAAAGCTGCTCATATCGCAAAGATTCGCCGGTTCCGCTCCCAGCGCCTAGCCCGGTAAACTTAAACCCAGCCATAGGCAGGTTTGCTGTTATTACACTTTGGCCATCAACAGCGACTGATTGAGTAAGAGCGCTAGCAAGGTCAGACGTTAGTGTATTGAATGTGCTGCTGCTGATCGTCGTGCCGGTGATTGCCGGCTGACCCGCTGGCAAAACGTAAGTACCAGAACCGTTTCTGCTCATCTTTGTGCTTCCTTAAACAAAAAACCCGCACTAAGCGGGTAGGTGAAAATAAAAAAGCCCCACAATGGGGGCTTTGGAGAGGCTAAAACGTGACTCCTGAGCAAACATCGCTTTTTTGGGCAATGCTTATAAAGCCCTTTGTCCTGTTAGTTGGACTTGGATTCCTTGTATGCATCCGATACGCCATCATCAAATACATGCCAGATGGCTGGCTAAAACGCTTATTCCTGATTCGCCTGGATAAGCCCGGGCGCAGCCGATCCTAGAGCTGCGCCAGAGCGGCGCAAGCCGTTGGCGAGCTGTATCATTTTTGGCGTGACCATGCCCGCATGCATCAGCGCTGCGGCATCCTGAGGATTTAGTAAAGCTTGTGCTAGCTGCGCGGCCATCTTTTCGTTTGCGTCCTTGTACACAATTTGGCCGGCCCGTTGGCTCAGGTTTCCGATGGCTCCAGTAGGCGCAAAGGTTCGTATTGCACTAGGAACGCCAGCCTGGTCCAGCATGTTTGAAAACGCTAGCTTCTGAACGGTGTCAGACCCTACGCCCTTTCCCGCCGTATTTGCAAAATCTGCACGCAATAAGTCGTCTTTAATTGCGCCCAATGTCTTGAGCTGATCTGGACTCATGACCTTTGCAAGCGTTGTATTTTGCTGGCCTGTGACGGCCTGCGCGGTTTTGTCGCTGAGTGCTTTGCTGTATGCAGACGGCGTGAGGTTGCCGCGAAAATTCGTCGCTTGCTTGGCGATCTGCTCCACTACATCGGCCTGATTAATTGGTTTTGACAAATCTGCATAAGCCTGACGCGCTTGTCCGTAGGCGGGAACTTGCTTTTCTATTTCATTGAGGAATTCACCCCTTGTGCCCTGAATAGCCCGAAGTTCGTTACCGCCAATGCCAGTCATTGGCGAGGAGTTCGCCATGTCATCCAGCCCCATTTTTATCAAGTGAGCATCGCGGCCCGTCATTGATGGAGGGATTGCAGGCGTATTCATCAGGGCTGATCCTGGGGCCCCAGGCTTTATTGACAGCGCGGCTCCCTGCTCATTTGCCAATGATTCCGCTCTAGAAAGCGCTCCACTCATGGATGGCCGCCGCATCATTGATGATATTTGCGGGGTTTGCTGGATCGTCTCGCCATAAGCTTGTTTGTACAGCGGCAAGGTAGCAGCCTCACGCGCAGCCGTGGCGGCAGTTTTGTCTGGAGCCAATCCTTTCAATGCGGCTATCAGCGCGTCATTGTTTGCACCTTGCCGAGCAGCCAAGGCGTTCATTGCAACAGGATCAACCGCCGTTGCGGTGCGCTGCATGGCGGCAATGCCGGGGTTTCCTGCAGCTTCTGCGGCTGACAATTGAACCCCCGGGATTGCGGACTGCGTAGTTTTCATCGCCTGCATTGCTTGTGCTGCATCATTCCCGGCAGACCGTACCAGTGCGCGGCCCATGATCTGATTGCGCCCATTCTGATAAAGAGGCTCAAAAAAAGACTTGGCTACTTTCGCACCGGTAATTGCCAGTGGGACCGCCGCCCCGCCTACGCCCCCCGTGAAAATGTTTTTAAGCGTCTCTGTACCTGATACGCTAGGAGCTGCGGCACCCATGCCAGCACCAATCATGCCCGCCCCAACAACCGTATTGGCACCTGGGATGAATGCGGTAGGCACAGCGACCGCGACGTTGCCAAAGATGTTCCCAGCCGTGCCAGCGCCGGTCTTCATCAAGTCGGCATCACGCTTGCGTGTCTCTGCTACATCTTCACGCGTCGCACCGCCCGGCAAGTATTGGCTGACGCCTTGCCCAATGTCAGAAAATGCCTTGCCAACTCCAGCAAGAAATTTTTCAGTGCCCGACATGCCAACCGTAGGCGCGTATTTTTCCCGATCTGCCGCCAACTGGGCCGCTGCGCGTTCTTTCTTGCCCTGGCCACTGATAACAGCGCCCAATTGCTCAGCAGTAGCCCCCGCCGGGCCTTCAATCTCGTAGGTCTTTCCGTCTGGGCTTTGTACGGTATAGATTGGCATTATTTGACCCCTAGAATCTTGAAGCCGCCAGGTGCCGATTGGGCTGGAGGCGCGGCCTCCGGAGGCATGGACGGGCCTTCGTAGAATGGCGCAATGCCTTGCAATGAAGGGTTACCCTGCATCACCTTCAATTTCCGCTGATGCTCGTTGTAGTTGAATCGGGCTGAGCGCTCGGACGCTTTGGCAAGCTGCTTAATCTCAGCAGCGGTCAGGTCTTCAATATCTCCAGACATTGCGCGTTCTGCAAGTTTTCCTTCACTCTCTGTGATTGCTCCCTGCCCCTTCATCTGCTGGCGACCTTGCAGTGTCAACTCGGCAAGGCCGCGCATGGTGGCCCGGGTATTGGCGATCTTTTCTGCCTCGTCCTTGCCACCGACACCCAGCATTTGCCCAACCTGGGCAACCTTGAGGCGTGATCCAGACAACGGGCCGGAAAAGGCTTTATCACCATCAATTGCCTTGACGATGCGTTGAGCGGCATCAACCTGCTTAACAGCACCTTCAGCAATAGATGTACTGTCCTTCATCATCGGCCCGACTTGCGCCCCGAGGCTTTCGCCCATTTTTACGTCGTTCTTGATGCTGACGTTCGCAGCTCCAGATCTAGCAAGGTCTTTTTTCGTTTGATATACCTGCTCTTGTCTAATAGGTTTCCCGTCAGACCCAAGCGCAAACAAAGCATTGGGATCTTGCGGCAATATATCTCCGCCCTTTGATCCGAACATGTTTACAGCCACGCCATTGATGTTTTCTAGTTTGCGCACGGGCACAAGTACCGTGTAATCCTTTCCGCCTGACGCGCTAAACGCCTTCAAACTCTCGGCGGTGAAGTCTTTTGCATCGACTTTGCCGAAGGGGTTTTCTGGCGCCTTCGCCATGCTCTCTATCATCGATTTCCCGTAACCCTGAAGCATCGGATTACTTGAGTTCAAAGCAATAGCCAGGGCCTTGTTCTTGTCTGCAGGTATTTCTGGCTGCGCATCCACTCCTGGCGTTCCTGGCGTGCCTTGCAAGGCGCTCAAAAACGAACTGCTTTCTGCGCTGTTGCGATCTTGCAGCGCCTTAGCTAGCTCTAGCTGCTTGGCGTCAACATCATTTTGCGTTGAACTCCCAAGGAGCGCCTGCGCCATCTTAGACAGGCCCTCTAACGGGCTTTTCTTGACTGCCCAGCCATTGACCATGTCAGTTCCTCCGGCGGGCTCTAGTGCCTGCTTGCGCAGTAGGTCTGCAAGTTGCTGCTGACGCAATAGCTGCGTCTGGTCTGCCATCAAATCAGGCGGCAGGTTTTGCATAGCGTTGGGGGCTTTTGCAGCAGTGAAAGGGTTAGCTGTTGCCATTACAGAGCCTCCAAGTTAACCATTTTGTATCCGCTCGAATGCGTCGAGACTGCATGAGGCATGACCTGCTCAATCTCTTGCGCCAGCACCCCGATTTCAGGCTTGCCAAATTTGATGTAGCTGTAAATACCGGCTCCGCTGTCGTGGGTGCCTATGCGCTTGATGTTGGTTTTTAGGCGGACGTCTGAAAACATTCCTGCCGCCATCGTCCCAAGTTTTCCAAAAGTGCCCGCAGGTGACATCAATGCAGCAGCGCCAAGGCCGCCTAACAATCCTGAGGAACTGTTATTTGCTGCTACCTGCGAGTTGTACAGCCCCATGTTGTACTGGTTTTGGCCCTGTGCTGCCCCAAGCATGTCGGGGCCTGCTGTAGTAGCTTGCTGGGCAACGTTGGTGAACGTGGGATTTGTGACTTGTGATCCCGTGCGCACCGCGTTTAGCATGTTGACCGGCTGGTTTTGTAGCGCGGTCTTGAGCTGTAGTTGTTGGTTTTGCGCGTTCTCGCCAACGTTAATACCATTTAGCGCCGCTTGCATGCGCAGATCATTCTCTGATTGATTCTGCGTACGCATAGCGTTGTCGTAAGCCTCTGAGCCCGGCATGATCCCTTGATTTGCAAGCTGCGCCTCCAGCCCCTTATGCTGCTGGTCAATCATCGGCTGGAACCGTGCCATCAGTGCATCCTGCCCAGTCTGACCGGCATTAACCATGGTTGCCGGCAAATCAGCCATGGTGATGTTGTTCGACAGCGCCGAGTCAACATACCCAAGCCCACGGTCAGCCAATGACGAAAGCCCCAGGCTTGTTTTGTTTTGTTGATCTAGTAGCTGCTGTTGAGCCGGCGCAAGCGTTTGCGTAACTTGCCAGCCATCGTCAGGCGTTGGGGCGTTGGGGTCTCGCGTGTATGTCAAGTTGCCATAGGGCGTCACTTGGTTAACTCGATTAGCAGCAGCGGCTGCCCTTGCTGCCTCTAAACTTCCGACTGCCGTTGCTTTCGCCGCCCCGGCGTAGTCTGGTGGCGGTGGCGCTGAAGGGCTATCTTTTCCCAGTCCCATATCGATCCTTTAAATATCTACAGTCTTTTTTATTCATCACAAAAAAAATCACGTCCCCTGTAGAGTGGACATTTTTTAATCTGGCTTCTTCTTTGAAGCCCATTTTTGTGACAAGCCTGGTACTTTCGGAGTTGTCCGCAAGCACCGGAGCGATGATCTTTTGCACGCAAAGTTGCATAAATGGGTAGTGAAAAATCACATGCAACCAGCGCTTGCTAATTGGTCCTCTAATAGCGATGTGCGTAGTGATGGACTGCGGGTTGTAATCAAGATACCAAACCCCGGCGACAAGCTCGCCGCCACTTTCCCAGCCAATTGCCTCTGCGCCGTTGGCATTCCAAAACATCCCATTTTCTTTTGCGATCCACGGCCCAACAATTGACTTGTCGAGCACCAGCACTAGATCACCCCGCCTGGTTGCACCAGGTAGTCAGTAGATGACCATCTGACTTTGATTCCTTTGCACACGCCAACCATGTGAGCGCTGATGCAATATCCAAGCCCATAGCCTGATTGCCAATCCCGCTTGATTTGCAAGTCTCCGCCCCACATATCCGGCCCGTCCCACGTCGAAGAATCCCAAATCGCATAACTGAGTGGCGTGAATGTAGGCACACCAGTCGGAGCCGTCGTATCAAAATCAGTATTGACGCCGAGCAAAATAGATGGCGAGCCGTTGGTCGAAATAATCGGGCGCAGCATCTTTACCATCTTGAGCTGGTCTTCTCTGCCGAAATAGTTAAAGCTTTGCTGCGCCTCGAAATTGATGTTTGTGCCTGCGTCGTCTTGGCCAGACCAGGCTTTAAAAACGCCTCCGCTGGCACCGAAATAAATAGAATCACCGTGCATCACAAAGCATGCGGCATTCCATCCCAAAAACCGAGACCATGCCCCGCTGATCGTGTTCATCACAAGTTGATAACTCACAGTGCTACTTGCTGGCACATTCAGGATCAGCATGTTTTCCATTGGGAAAAGTATGGTCTGCCAGCCAAAATTGCTGTAGTACTGGCTTACATAGTCAGAAATTACATGCTGGATTTTGTCTGTCAACATTTCCTGCGTGTTGATCCGCGACGACATCAGGGCTTTAGACAGAGGCGCTAGTCCGTCTTGACAAATCACCAAAAGATCGCCGGCATATTTGACAAAGCACCTGCGCCCTATAGGAGAGCCAATTTCATAGATGCCGACCAAAGACCAGGTTGTCGAGCTTGCTGGGTCTGTGCCCTTGTAGACTGCGACCTGCCCCTCTGACGTGATGAATACCGCATAGTCGTCCATCCCATAACCGGCATCAAGCGACCACGTACCCATTGCCATTAGATAGCCGCCACGGCTGAAGTAGCTAGAGAAATCTAAAGATGAAGCCGCGCCGCCTATTGACAGCGTTGGCATGTACCACACACGCAAACTGTTTTTTTCAACAAACCACAAACGTGATTTGAAGATGTTGCAGTTGATGAAGAGCGTGGGATCAACGCCGGTTATCGCAAAATTGACTGATGGCGTTACGGTGCCTGTGACTGATGTTGCTCCCAATGCCCCGGACAGCGTGTAGGTAAACGTTGTAGCGCCTGTCACAGTGATCGTGTAAGTGCCGTTGTAGCCTGCGGGTGTGAATCCCGCAATAACGACCGACATACCCGTCTTCAACCCGTGCGCAACGCTCATGGTCGCCGTTGCTGTTGTGCCAACGCTAGTAACGCTGGTCACCGTCGTGTTAAATGCAGCGCCCGGGATGTTGCCCCACGCCGTGCCGTTGTAAACGAGTGGCTGATCGCCGCCGCTTACTGCGACTAAGAAGTTACCGCCCGACGTTCCAAAATTGACAGTCTGCCATTTGTCAGTCGATAAGCCTTGCACTACCGCAGTTGCAGCGCCTGAGTTTGAGCAGTTGTAAACGCTAGTCGATGCAATGCCGAAAAGCTTAATCGAGCCTGTTGTTGGCGAATAGGAGGCTAGCGTGTTTACTGTGCCGCTGATTCCTGTAGACCATGCCGTATTTCCGTATCGCACCTGTACGTCGTATGGCGTACAGAAAAAGTTATCCAGCGCCACGGCATCTGTTGGCTTCATTTGCGCCAAAGGGTCGCGTGCATTCCATCCCCCAACAGGAGACGGTACCGACAGTGTTGTCGATGTCTGCGCCCTACGTAGTGACTGTTGAGGTTTGCGCATTTTTACCAATTACCCCGTGGCACCAAAATTGCGGGCTGTATCTCATACGTCGCGCCGTCCATGTTTAGCACCTGTTTGCCAGCATCGCGGCCCATGGCATCAGTAATGCGCCGCTCGTACTTAGCAAAGTCTTCTGCATAGTCGAGGCCCTTGGCCTGCTTCCAGCGCCACACCAAGCCCAGCATTACTAGCTGATCGTTAAGCTTCGGGGTGTCTGCGTCGTTAGTCCAAACAGAAGACGTGCTGCCCGCTGAAGTAGTGATCCAATTCTTCGTTATGTACTCAAAAGCGCACGTCTGCCCCGCCGCAGGGTTGGGGTAAAAGTTGATCGAATCTCCGATGATCCGAAACGAATTAAAGGGGCCATTGAGCTGTATAGCTTTCTTTTGCTGCCATTCTTGTTCAGAGTTTGGGCCATACACAGGGCGGCGCAGCGTGCGGTTCCATATCGTGTCATTGACGATGTAATCAAAGCCCGTTGTGATCGAAGAAATAGACGTTTGCACCTGCGCGGCTACCGTCGTGAACGTGGCCTCGTTTTGCAGGGTCTGCCATGCGTACCGCGTCGCTTGCTCTTGCCCCTCTTCTTCACATAGCGCCAAGAGCTGCACTATTTGCAAATCATTCGATCCCACGGCAACGTTGGGCGCGGTTATGCCTATTCGACGGCATACTGACTGGATGATCTGCAAACAAGTAAGTGCCATTATTTCCCCTAGCGTTTAGCGCATACAGCGCTGGTTATTTTTCCCCAGTAAAGAATTGGAGCCATTTGTTTACGAGCTTCCTCGCAGCGCTCTTGCGTAGTAAATTCAACAACTAGCGGGTAATTTCCACCGCCTTGAAGCAAAGCGATTAGCACCCAAGTCATCATGCTGATCTCCCATCTTTGCGCGGTTTACCACGTTGAGGTTTTTCTTCATCCGCCGTTGAATCCATCAATTCCATGGCATCAAGCCGGCGGTTTAGTTTGTCGATCTGCTCTTGCAGTCGGCGGTTTTCTTCTTTCGCGTCTGCCAATTCTTTGACGACTGGAGACAAATCCTTTTTAGCTTGCACGTCTGCCTTGGCCATGTCACGTAAAACGCGACCATCCATTCCGATATCACCCACATGGGAATCAGGCACAGCCGCCAAGTCTTCAATGGTTGGGTAGCGGTTTACTAACTGCATGCGCCGAGTTTTTAGGATTCGCTCCCAGGTGATCAAGGGTGTGCCGTTGCGTGGCACCTCTTTGCCTTCCCGCCAAGCCGCCAGCCCCGCTTTGAACTCAGATACCCAGGTCGGGTCATAGCGACCATCACGCGATTCGCGCCCCTTGCGCTCAATAAACTCATCCGCAAAAAACTCAATCGGATCGCCCTTGTGACCGTGCGGCGTTATCAAAATAAACGTCTGAATTTTTGGGACTTCGTAGCCTTTCTCTGCCGATTGCTCAGCATCAATACCGTGTTCACGGTCAGCAAAAAAGAAGTAAGGAACTCTGTTCATCGAATTGGCGTTGGCCATTTGTTTTTCTCCGGGGCAAAGCGGTAGCGCTTTTGTTTGCACGCCTCAGCGCACAAACAAAAACGGCCCCAAAAAGGGGCCGCTTAAACCGTTAATAGGTTTAGGTCACGATCTGCATGCAGGTCGGGTTGTTAATCATCCCGGAGCCGTAGCCCGTGTAAGTGCCGGTCAACGTGATGCTGCCGGTGGCGGTTGAGTTTTTATCCCCAAACGTACCGATTGCGGAGCCCGTGTAGATGCGCTTGCCGTCGGGGTCGAGGCCAGCTACTACGGTGCTTGCAGGGATGCCGGTACCGGACAATGCCATGCCCAAGAAAAAGCCGTCGTAACCTGCGCTCGTCAGCACGTTGGTGCCGTTTTGCGTGCTTACTGTTAGCGTTTTTGTGCCGGTGGCAGCGACGCGATTGCGGATACCGATCAATTGCTTGCCGGTAGCCGTAGCGCCCAAGATACCGGCAGCGGCAACGGCGACAACGCCATCGGCGGCAACGGTAGCGTTGGTCTTGTAGACCGCACGGCCTTCAAGCTGAACCCACCCGTAAGTGCCCGAAGCCATGGGGGCCATGGCGACACCAAAGGGGAAGCCCTGCGTAACGGCAGAGGGTAATAAGCCAGCGTTGTAAGACTCATCCCAGGCGCACAAAGAGCCCTTCAGAATCGCGTCGGTTGACTTGACGTACATAAATGTGCCAAGACCCCAGTAAGGGTCAACAGCCACTACCTTGGTACCTAAAACGTGCCGTTGAACGGTATCAGGCGCAAACCAATCGTTGAAAGGCTGCGTCCCCGCAAAACCTTGAATTGCTGAGTACATATTTTTATCTCCTTAGTTAATTAGGCTTTAAGAACACCTTGGAGCGATCTGTTAGAAAGCGCCAAATTGCCTTGCCAAATGATGGTTTTAACCAGCGCGTCTTGGTTGATCGAATCAACATCGTCGAGCATGGTCATGTTTGCGTCTTGATGCACCACTAGGTCTAAGTAGTTGGTGTTCAAGAAATATGCGTGTGCAGCAGGAATGCCGCCCGACGAATCAAAGAACACGTCTGCGGTTTTGTATTTCATGCCGATCATGCCGCCCTTGCCGTTTTCGTCGCTGGTGTAGCGCTTCAAACTTGTTTGGCTTTGCTCGTAGAAGGTGAAGTAGTCGTCAGACATCACGATCAAATCGGGCGTGTCCATGCCACGAGTAAGCTTGATCCACAGGGGCAGCATCAAGGATTCCATCGTGGTTGCGCTTGGCGTAATAGCCGAGCCGCCTTGCAGCGGAGCCGCAGCGCTTTGCACAACGTTTTGCCAGAAGGCGTAGGTCGAGCTATTAATACCACCAACAGTGCCGGTGCCAGCGTCAGCAACCAAGGCTTGTACGCCGTTGATCTGATTCGCTGCTGTGCCGTCGCTGTAAATATCCACAGACAAACCGTTAGCCAGGGAGTGCTGCGCGTTCTTCACCTTCGCTTTAACGAAATTGATGATGCGAGATTCACCGCTGTTGGTACGCATTTCCAGGCCAGAAATTGCCAAATTAACGGCAACCTGACGCCATGGGTACTCAGCAGCGCTCAATACATCAACAGCACCAATGTTCAAAACATCGTAGCCGCTGTAGCGCTGGTAAGTGCTGTTGGTTGCGTATTCGAGAGGCTGCGCAATGCTCAGGCCGCCATCTTCCAAGCGGATTTTCCCGCTGTCAGACAGTTTTCTGAAAAGTGCGTTGTGTTTCGTGACGTTATCCGCCACGTCTTTTGAGTGCTTGCGATAAGTGGTCGTGACCAATTCGCTAAAAACACCGAAGTTGCCGGTTGAATAACCTTGACCGGGTGAGGCCATAATTTTCTCCTATTTTGTGTTTAGGCTCCCTGCAATTTGCGCAGGGTTGACCTGATGGTTTCGTCCATAGTTCCTATGGGCTCGCTGGTTGGCAAAGAGGGCCTAGAGCGCACATTCACGCTGGCCGCAGCCTTTGCCGCTTGCGCCTTTTTTGTCGCCTCCGCACGTTCCTTTGCCTGCTGTTGAGCAAGGACTAGGGCGCGTGTTTGAGGATTCGCAAAAACGGCTTGCTCATAGGCACTCGCAAGGTCAGTGGCTTGGCCAGCTTGTAGAAGCGCGGCCATGTGCCCCTTGACACTTTCAAAGTGGCTATGGTTTGGATCAGCGGCAAACTTCGAGATCTCGCTGTTGAGCGCTTCCTCTTGTTGCCTCTGGCCCATGAGTGACTGGTTTTGTATCCACCCCTCAAGCTGCTGCACACGCTGCTGCATGGCGCTCACGTTGGGGTCGATGTACTGTTGTTCTTGTTGCTGCACATTCGCCAAATCAATGCCGTAGTTATTGGCAAGCTGGGCGAAATACGCGCTTTTTTCTTGCGGCGATCCGTAGCGCAGCTTGTGATCTGCCGCCATCAATTCGCTGATGGCTTTTTCTGGCGCAATGTTCAGGCTCTGCAAGGTCTGCGCATAGGGTGTGATCGCACGTTCTATGCTTTGCGCAAACGTCGCCGCTTGCTTGTATTGCTCTATGCCTCTGTGAAAATCGGCTTCTCTGCGCTCTACCTCTGCACGCACTTCTGCGGGCAATTTGTCCCACGTAGCAGCAGCCTCTTTTTTCCAGGTGTTTGGTGCTGGCTTTACCGGATCAGCCTCAACAGCTATCTCAGGATCTACTGCTGCATCGACGGGATCTGTAGCTACATCTAATGTCTTTTCTTTCGCCGCAAATTTGCCATTTACATCGCGAACTTTTGGCTTAAGCTGCGCCTCATCCTCTGAAGACTTGCCGCTATCTCCAGATTCATCCTTCAGGCTTTCACCCTTGTTTTGCAAGCCTCGCAAAGTCTCGCGGATGGTGTCATCCATCGACTGCGTAACTTCTGCGGGGGCGACTTCTTCAACTTCGGTGGTTGCACCTTCGTTTTCGATCATTGGTAATCTCCGGGCGAAAAAAAAGCACCTCGAAAGGTGCTTGGGGTTTTGCTCTAAGCGGTTAGGCCGTGAGCGCGTTCTGTAATTGCGTCGCCGCCTGTGCGGCTGTGTTGCTCGATGTCAAGTCAACCCAGCGGCTGCGGCCAGCGTAAGGGGCGATAACACCAACGGCATACACCGTGGTGATCGTTGCGCCTGGCTGGAATGTTTGCAGCGTGATAGTTCGTCCTGTGCCTGCGCTGTCAAGCTGCGCCACAAGTGATGCCTCAGTAAATGCCATATTTGCTCCTTAAATTGCCGCAAGTGCTGCGGCTTTTTTCTCTGCCGGTAAATTTGCCCACACCGTGCGGACTGTGGCGTCTAGCTTTTCGTCTGCCGCGTCTTCTTCGTATTTCTTTTGACGCGCTGCATTGCTCTTCTCGTTTTCCAACCCTTCCCACTCTCTACAACCAGACGCCTTCATGTCTTCGCGGCGCTGGGCCTTTGACGTAATCATCTTTCCGGTTGCTGGGGATTCGAAAGCGTCCCAAGGTTGAATATCGGGAGCCATCATTGGCGCGGAAAGCAGCCGCTTAGAAGTAGAAGCCCCACAGCACTGTGGAGTTTCAAGATACCGCGCAACGGGCCGGATGTACTCGTGATACGCGCCACACTTCAGGCATACAGACTCATACGTGGGCATCTTGGCCTCCTTGATTCGCTGCACTGATCTGCGCCGCTTGCAACGTAGTGCCGGCTGCAATTTCAGCGACCTCAACTTTTGCCGCGTTGTTCATCTGAGCCAGCAAAATTTGCAATTGCTGATCCAACGACGCTAAACGCTCATCTGATGCAACGCGCTGCGCTTCAAGTGCTGCATCCATGTGTGCCTGTTGCTGCGCCCTTGCTGCTTCAAGCTGGTTCTGATGCTCGTTTTGCTGGGCCTGTACTTGTTGAGCATGTGCCTGCAATTGCGCCTCTAGCTGTGCGCTGGCCTGCTCTGCTTGCTGATTTGCTGCTAGTTCGCGTTGATGCTGCTCGGATGCCAATTGCGCTTTGAACTGCTCCAATTGCATCGCGGCCTGCGCTTTGCCTGCGTTGGGGTCTACTTGGGGCCTTGGTTGCTGCATCTTGCTGATTGCATCCTCTACCGCGCTCCCCATTTTTGCCCGACGGCACACAGTTAGCATGATTTCTTTAACCACATCAACCGACATTGCACCCTGCTGCACGGCTGGGCCAAAGCCCTGAATAATTCCCGTCAAACCAGTCAGTAACTCACGCATACCCTGCATGTCGCTGTCTTGCGTTGCCGAGAGCGTGCTGTCTGTCTCAATATCGACCCTGTAGGTACGCGTGGCGTCGTCGTGCATGGCCTCAATGACTGCCTCCCATGTAATCGGGTCAGGCGGAAATTGCGGCGGTGGCGGAGGTTGTTGCCCTTGCTGCTGCGCCAGCATTGCAGCCTGCTGGTACTGCATCATTGCCTGCTGCTTTTTAGCGTCTATCTCTGCTTGATGCGGCAACTTAACCAGCGTCATTTTTTCCAGCGTTTCTGGTTGGAACTTTTCGCTAATGATTTCAGCTTTGAGGCGGATCAAATCTCTGATGTAGCGCTGCACCTCTCTCTGCATGCGTTGCAAGCGCTGCGTGCCCCACTGCGTCTTGATCTTCTGTGCGCCAAAGGTTTCATTGGCATCCGTTGCAGAGCGCATGATGTCGCTTATGCCTGTGATCTCATAGATCACTTGCTTCGTTGCGTCACGCTGTGCGTACAGCTCTTTCAACACCATAGCTGCCGTGTCTATCGGCATCATCCAAATGGCTTTTTCTAAACCACCACGCTCGATCAGCGCCGCGACATTCTGAGAGGAAACCATCTGGTTGTCCTTCAGCGTCATTAATTCGCTTAACTCTGTCAGCGTCGCATCGTAAACGCCACGAACCCTCAGCGCATCAACTAGCTTGTTGATCCGCATGCTTATGCGGTTTAGCTCTTTCGCCTGCTGCTCGTACTGCGTAAAAATCGCCGCAGGAACCAGCGAATGATCGTTTTCTATCGCGTACAGGGGGCGCGGTATTGGAAAGAATCCGCACAGGTTAAGCGGGTCATCTTGCACTTTGCAAGGTGTGGCATAGGTCTTACAGATAAACAAAACCTGCTTTTCTTCCTTGTCCCAAATTTCCCAAACTTCAGCCGTTTTGAATAAGTCTTGGGTGTCTTTTGATGACTTGACATCTTCATCTTCGGCTTCATCAAGCGGGATTTTTTTACCCACTTCTTCGCCAAATTTCTCGATGCAATCGTCGCGGGTCAGCCGGTGGCGAAAACCTATCGCAGTAACTTCATCCCATGTTTTCGCAGGGCACAAAATTCTGAAGTCATCCCACTGAACCCGCTGGCAAACAACCTGTTCCCATTCGATTTCTTCGTATGCCTCAGATTCTTGTAGGTCGTCATCGCCCTCTGTTTCTTCGCCCTCTGTTCTGATGTCAGGCACATAAAGCACACGAGACACAGCGCGGCCAGGAAGCAGCATCGAAAGCACGTCGCCCTTTAGCACCGCATCAAAATCGTAGCTGTCTTGCGAAAACTCAAGCGCACGAGTAAGAACTTCACCCACTGCTTTACCCAGGGGGTCTTCGTCCTGATAGCGACGGCGAACGTCAGGCTGTGGAAGTGAGTTATAGACCGACTGCCGCAGCGTCTCGGTATTTGTCCACAAGATGTTGAAACTATTCGCCGCGGGAGTTTCTGGCGCGTACTGACGATAGATATCCATCGCTTTTTGACGCCATGCAGACTCCCGCTTATCCGCAAGCTTGAGTTCCAGCTTCCAACGACGGGCGACGGCCTCTGGCGTCGTGCCAAAGTCTGCGGCCGTTTCCATCGAGTTTATTTGTGCTTCGCTCATTGCTTCCAGAAAATAAAAAAGGCCCCGAAGGGCCTTTGTGTGTGCGCTGTCTAAATTAAAAAGTATCTACTGCAAACCACCCGCCGGCCAGCATTTCGTCGTATGTTTTGACGCTAACCGTGAGACTTGCCGGGACATAATTGATGGGCTCGATCATGCTTACACCGCCAGATGCTGCCGCAATATTTTTGCATCCATGTATTGCAGTTTCCAGCGCTGTGGCCTCTGCCGTCGTTATCAAAGACCTGATGCCATCAACAATAGTCGTCGGGTTTATCTGTGCAGACACAGGCAAATCGGCCATATCAGAAAAAGCCAAAGCCACTTCATGGGTCAAAGGATGCACAACCCAGGAGCAATAAAATTGTGTGGTTGCGCTCGAACTCGGAGCGCTTAGAGAGTAAAAAAGCTTACTAATTGCTTTCGCATTTTCTACGCTGGGCGGCGTTAAAACTAGGTAGATCATGCTACTGTGATTCCGTAATACGTACCTTGGTTACGCTCTAGAGCGTTTCTATCTGCTGTTGATAGTGTGCTATCAAAAACGATAATTTCCTTCATGTATCCCTTAAACCCACCCTGAAGACGCCCGCCAATGTTTAATGTTGGCGGTGCTGATGTTGTTCCGGAATATGCAGTCGCAGAGGATAATGTCCCATTTCTACCCACATAAAAATTAGTCCCCGTGGCTAGCTGCGCAAAAATATATGGCGACCCCGTTGTTGGCGATGGTGTGTAATCTGTTATTAGCGCGCCAACGGCAGACCAATAATGACCTCTTGTGGCATTGCCGCCGCCGTAATTCATTAACAATATAGCGCTAGTAGCCCCAACGTTACCGGTGCCAAACATATCAGTAAAGTCGCCTAATTCCGTTGGCGTTGCAACAATGCCAATATAATGACTCGAATATGCAATTCCTGGCGTTGTTTTCCGTAAGTACTGAGTACCTGTAGATAATGCCCCGACCTTGCCGTTATCTAATATAACCGCGCCACTTGAGACAATTTTAGGTTGCTCTGAAGCTGTTGATTGTGTAACGTCTCTCGTGTTGCCAGACTGATCGTACATAGTGACTATGTACCCATCGTTAGCACCGATAAAAGTCAGCATCGCCGCTGTATCTAACAGATTTGAAGAAAATCCAATGTCCTGCTCCGCGTTATCCGAAGAGCGGCGAACACGAATAGACGATCCTGAATAAGTCGATTTAAGCTTACGAAACGAAAACGCCGCTGCCGCTGCTGGCAAGCTATCCAGAATGTACGTGTACCCACCGCTTAATAGCACCGAGGGGTTTTGCAGAAAATAGTTGTACGCAGCAGACGCTGTTTTGATCGTAGCGTCAAATGTTTGCGCTGCGGCAATGATTCGCCCGTCAAGCGCGCCAGCCGGTATCGATAAATTGTCGCAGTAAGCATTCCAGTCGCCGCACAAAGTATTGCCGGAGTAGCCGGTCAATGTGCGGATGTTCGCTTGACACGCTTCAGTTAGTGATGCCATTATTGATCTTCTTGCCTGCGCCTGGTTTGTCTAGCCAAAATCTCATTTATCGTTCTGTGCTGCGGGAAACGTGCCGCCTCGACTTCTTTAGGTTTCATTTCTTCGCGCCACACTAAACACGCATAGCGAAAGGCATCGGCGTAATGGCTTGTCCAATCATGCCGAGGCTTATCTCTAAAGCACTTTTTGTCTTCGTCGTATTCGCGCTGGTACTGTTTTAAAGCGTCCATGCCATCTCGGCATTTCTCATCTATGTAGCAGTCTCGCAGTGTCAACCGTGCCGCCTGAACACCGTCAATAAGCCCAAGCTCAGGCACGATGCGAGGCTTCCACTGCAAGCTTCTAAATTGCTCTTCAATGCTCCGCCCCGTTTGCAAGCTCTTCGCCCGCGCATCGTGCGGCAGCCACAACCAATCGCCGTATTTGTAGGGCCTGGCCCGCAGCACGTCGTTGTAATGCGAAATTGGCTGACCGTTGGTTGCGTAGCAGTCAATAAGCCGCAGCTCTTTGCCAACCTGAAACCACCAAATCGCCGTGTCATCTGACCAGCCAAGATCAAGTACTGCATGCACTTTGAGCGCTGGGTCATACAAGCCAGACTTAATGCGCCCATCTTGCTCAGCCTGCCACAGCTCCTTACCGTAGATAGCCCCAGGTAGCGCGGCATCAAAGTCGCACTCCATTTCTTGCCGCCATGCGTCTTCTGTTAGCTCCAGCTTTAACGCCTCAAGCTCAGACGCTGGCAGTAGGCCCGACTCGCTCGCTTTGATGCAAAGCCCCAGCCAGTCCTCGCTTACACACGCGTGCTGGTACATCTCCCAGAACTGGTTTCGCCCCTTTGGCGTCCCAATGATGATCGCCCACCCTGCTCGATCTGCAAGTGCTGGCCGTATGACGTAACCCCAAACGCTGGGCTTCCAGTCGCCATACTCGTCAGCTACAACACCATCAAAGAATTGACCGCGCAGCGCATCTGCGTTATCTGCCCCAAACAGCCGCACACGCGCCCCGTTTGGGTAGTCAATTCGTAGCTCTGACTCGTTTACCTGAATGCCAGGTATCACCGCACTGAAGCGCTTGAGATAGTCCCACGCAACGCTTTTTGCCTGCGAGTAAAACGGTGCCACATAAGCAAAACGCCCATCAGTTCCTTTGAACGTCAGGGCGCTTTTGATTAACTCGTTAACGCAGGCGACTGTTTTGCCTGCTCGCCTGTGTGCTACTACTACAGCCCACCGTTGCCGCCGCTTGTGCAGCGCTAGAAATGCACCCCGGGGCTTATAAGGTATTCGGACTACTCCAGCCATGCGACCATCAGGCCACCGCTAACATGCGTATCAGTCGGCTGCACGGGCTTGCCGTAAGCGCGTTCAATGATCGCCATGGCCGCAGTCAGTCGGTTCTTTTCCTGTTCGCCGTTGTTCATGATGTTGCACATCACGTTAAGCGCCTCAGGCGTCTTGGCTCTACAGGCTGCGATGAGGTCTAGCTCTTCCTCTGTTTTTTTAGGCCTTCCGCCAGGATTAAGGACTTGTCCCTTTTGTATTGGTTTGCCGCGTGGCTTTGCTTTTACCGCGCTATTCTGTGCTGTTGTTGTCATTTTTTGCTCCTAGTCGGGGTTGCCCGAAGGTTGCCAAGGTGACGATGCCGCCCAGCTCTTCTATTCCCCGCACTTGGGGTAGAGATAGCTTTAAAGGATCAACGAACAAAACCGTATATCCAGCCCATGCGCCTTTTTTGTAGCCATGAACTGGGATAGTTATGTTTGTTGGGTTTTCTATTTGACTTACTAGAAGCATTCGCCAATGCAAAAAGCCCTCGTAAGAGGGCTATTTAGCTTTACCGGCACCGCCGCCTCCGAAAGGGACGTTTTGCTCTATGCTATTGCGTGGCTATGGAGGCGATCATAGCACTTTTTTAAACAATGTCAAGAGCCACTTGGACAACCATGATTCTTTACGCTCATTTGCACCAAAAGTGATCACGGACCCTAAATCTTCCCATTCGGAAATATGCGTTATCCGGTTTTCACGATCACGCTCAATTCGGCGAGACTGACTTTTCAATCCATCCTTAACAGGCACCAGCCTTTGTTGCAACTCCACGGTGCCTAAATGGACGTTTAGAACATATTCATTCATTTGATAATTCGGCTCTCAATGTCAAGCCCCGTTATTTATTAGCAACTGTCTGGCGGTTTTTAGCTGTGCAGACAAGCCGTGCATGTCGCACCCCATGCGCTGCGCTGCTCTTTTTGGGCTCTCGTCTTTTGTGTAGAACCACCCAAGCACTAGGCGAAGGCTTACCTGTTGCAGCCCTATCACCCGGCGCTGGATGTCCTTGGCGTCTTCGATGTCAACTATTACCCGGCTCTCGATCTCTGCACGCACCCTTGGCGGCGGTGGCGTATCTCTGAACATTGGGCACACCCCGTAAGAGGTCGGGTTCTTGCACCACATGCCCCAATTAGTAAGACGCTCGTCAATTGCTCGATGCTCTGGCGGTACGTAGTTAAAGTCGATTCGCTGCTTTGTCAAATTAACCCCTTTAATTTATCTTTAATTAAGTCAACGATGTATTCGCCTCGTGGCTCCAAATGCCCACAAGGCAGATCTAAATCACTGCGCTGCACGGATATGTATCGCCCATTCACACACCAAGAAAACGCCGAAAGTCTTTCGAAATTACGTAGCCCATGAAAGCGGCAAGTCGTTTCTAAAATTTCGGAAAAAACGTCTTCTATTTTCCCCATCAATACTCCAAAACTTGGCCTGTGCTCATGCGTGCGCGGGCTTGTATGAGTGCGTTAACGACTGCTTTTTGAGTTGCTGCCTTTAGCTGCTCATCGTGGATTGCGAGAAACGTAGCTACGTCTTGCATACCCTTCCCATCGAGCCCCCAGCGTCCCAGCGTGTCACCCCTGCGCTTGCACTGCATGAGTGCGTCTTGCGCGGCCTGGATCTCTTGCATGTAGCCATCACCGCGCGTTTCTTCGAGAACCATGGCGATGTTCGAAGCCACGGCCAGCGCCTCGAAGTCATCCTCTGTTGCTTGACCCGTAAGCATTGCTTCGTATGCCGTGTGATACATAAGCCCAAGGTCTAGCTGTTGATCTGCTTGCAGCGGCTGCACGCTAGCTATGGCCCTGGAAAGCACCGAGGGATCGCGCCGGTGTTTGATGCGCTTACCGCGTTTTCTCATTTGATTGCCACCTTCACCATCCCGCCGATTGCGGGCGCTATTGAAAACGTAGTGACGAATCTGTTGTCGTCTATCTTGAGAGCATCTGCGATTCCGTCTCGCCCGGATTTGAAAGCGGCGACTAGGCCGTCGTCGTCGTGCTTGCGCTTGTTTGGTAGGTAGAAAGTCAGCGTGAAAGATATAGGCCCATCATTCGCCCATTCAGTAGCACCCTGCTCTAGCGCTTGGAAGTAGCAGGCTTCTCGATAAGCTTTTGCTTTGCGGCTTTTGATAGCCCAGTGGGGTCGGGCGTTTGGGTGCAGCTCGCGTGGTGGCCAGGGCATCGTTAATTCGATCATTTAGCCCCCTCAGTCTCGATCAGCTTTTGAAGATAGTGCATAGCCTTCTTCAGATCCTCGACGCCGCCCTTTTCTTTGTAGCGACTGACGTACTTGACTACGTTGCCCTCTAGATAGCCTAGATTGTTGGCAACGATGTAGTCCCAGGGCTGTATAGATTTTGCTTTGTAGTGATCTCCCCCAATTTGAGATGCTGAAGCTGGTTGTTTTCCCAAAAATGCACGCGCGAATTCGTAGCGTAAATTTTTTACTACCGGGATCTCTTCTTGCTCAAGCTTTACTCTGTATTCATCAGAAAAATACCAGTCTGGATCAGTAACATCAATCCAATCGCCGCACATATTTTTGTATTGAATCTTTGCCCCATCCGCCCACGCTTTAATCACCTCAGCATGCTTGTGCGGTTTTCTATTGCTCAAGTTTCCTTTGTTTTGCATTTCTTTCCATTTTTTAAAAACCTCAGGAGGAAAAGCTTCATAGGTTTTTCCAAATTTTTGTGGCTTTCTCTCGCTCATTTTTCGCTCCTCGCTATTTGTGCGCCATTCAAACCGCGCTATCAGATCCATCAATTCAGACAAAATAGCCATCACGCCACCTCCTTTAAAGCTTCCAAAATATCTCCTCTAGTCGGGGCCCATTGATTCCGCGCTATTGCAGCCAGGTGCTGTTCTTGCTGGTCTTTGCAAGGTCTTGCATGAGCTACAAGCCTTGCGCAGCAGTACTTGCATCGGAAGTCATAGCTGCCGCAATTCGGTTTTGCTTTTGCTTGCTCGCAGGCGTGGCAGGTCATCACGCCGCCTCTTTCATCTCAGCAAACATCGTGCCGTTTGCCGCATTGACACGCTTAGCCTTGCTCACCACTTCACGCGGCTTAGGCGGCCTCGCAATGACCCCGCAGCGATAGGCCAGCATGTCTCGAATGCGGTACTCAAACCACCCTTTTCGCTCACGCTCTGCAACGCTGGGCTGAAGCTCTTTGTCGTCATCAAAGAAGCGCTCCATCATTTGCCAGCCATTGCGAATCCAGGTCGCGTCGTCCATCTTCAAAATGTCTATCAATGCCAAGCGAATGTGCTCGTTATCGCGGAGTTTCTCTGTGACAAAAGACCATTTTTCAGGCTGCGACATGTGATGGCAAGCGCAAAAAAAACGGCTCCCATCGTTGGAAATTGAACCAGGCCAAGGGCAGTAATTCGCTTTGCAAGATTGTGAAAATTCGGCTTCGAAAGCCTTGGTTTTTGAACGTCCAAAGCTCATAGGTCGTATTTCCCTTCAACGATTTTTGCGAAGTTTTCGGCTTTGCAGACCCACGGGAGGTCTGGCTTCCAGCTTCGATTTGGCGAATCAAAACCGTTGGCGAGCTTGGTTTCCCGGGCTATGTACCCAAAAAAGTCATCCCACCATCGCAAGCCTTTTTCAACGGCTTCATAGCCATCTGGCGAGTAGTCAGATTTTCGAGAAGCCTGTATCCATCGGGCTTTGAGAAGGTGTCTCCTGTTGCCTTCCCAAACCCGAGGCTGAACCAAATGAGGAAAATGCTTTCCCCAAAGTTTCAGAATTTCGGCGTGAGGGCAGTCCGGCAGCCCTGGCTGCGGACTAAGAACTTCGTTAGAAGTTCTATTTTCTGTCTCTCTCTCTGTCTCTGTCTCTAGACCATCATCTAGATATCGCTCTGATATCGCCGTGATATCAGACTGTTCCAGCCAGTGAGACAACTTGGAAAGTACGGTATCGATTTCTGTTTCGGTTGTCCTGAGTCTGAATGCAAGCGTCTCTCTATCAGGGAGTGCGCCGTCGTTCTCGCTCGCTATCAACCAAAGCATGACCAATGCCTTCGCCGCCTTTGCATCAAGACGGTGCCATTCCTTGTCATCCAGGAGGTCGCGGTAAAGCTTCACCCATGGCGGTTTACGATCTTTGAAATGCTGGAACTTCGCCCAGTTTTTTATAGTGATGGTCAAGCTTCACCCCGCAAATAGTTTTGCGTTGCTGACGCTGGAACCGGCCCTATCCGCCGATGCAATCTTCCGATGCGCTCGATCTTGTCGAGATAGTCAAGCCGCCTCGATATGCTCATGATGCGAGCTTTGTGCTCTTTGATTGACGTGTCTTGAGATTCGTTAAAGCAGCCCGATAGGGTGGCTCTTACGTAATCCCCGTCGCTTAGGTCTTTGTTCACGTTGGCTCCTTCAGCGCACGACGAAGCGCGGCGTTTTCTTCTCTCAGAAGTCGGTTTTCTTTCTCGACTTCTGTCTCAAGTCGGCGTAATGTGCTGAGGTCGTAATTGCGCTGTTGCAGCATCCAAAGCACCGGCGCATCGTTGCCGCAGGCGTCCATGAGGCGTTCTAGCTTTGGCCACATAACACCCTCTTGACCAGAGAGCCAGCGGCTGTACTGAGCTTTATCAACACCAATTTGCTGCTGAGCTTGTTTGTCAAGCTCAAACCCGGCAACCTTGGTGCATAGGCTGATCGCCCCGCCAAGTGTTTTCTCGCGGGCAACCTCTTCCGGGCGCACGTCTGTTGGGAGGGCCATTTGCCAGGTCACTTGTTACCCCTCAACAAAGTTGAGCGCGGTTGAGTGGCTGCACTGGTCAAAAAAAACGAGACTTGGGGCATGAAAAATCAAGCCTCTTTCTCTGCCAGCTCGGGCCACTGGATTTGCCAGTCTTCTGGCCGTAAATCTTTCCGCGATACGATCCCGTTTGTTGCGGCCTCTATTCGTGAGCACCACTCCAAGGGGACTTGCTTTTCCCCCTTGGCGATCCGATTGATAAAAGTGGGAGCCTCACCCAGTGCAGCAGCTAGGGCCGCTTGGTTCCCGCGAATGGTTAGATATGTTTGTATGTCCATGGGAGTCAAATGTACCACAGGTTCACTGCACGCGTCAACCTTTGGTTCATATACCCATGGTTAACATCTTGTCTGTGAAAAAAAATGAACTCACCCAATTGCTTATCGACCAGCGTTTTAATGGCTCGCAAGCAGAATTCGCCCGCGCTATAGATAGAGCGGAAACGCTAGTTAGCGCGTGGATTCGAGGCGTCAAAAATATGGGGCCCGGGACTTTGCGGAATATTGAGTCCAAGCTAGGTATGCCGGGGTGGTATGACCGCCCCTACAAACTACAAGCGAACGTCTCAGACGCTGAAATTGGAGTAACTAAGGTGCCGCTTATCAGCTACGTACAGGCTGGGGTTTGGACAGAGGTGGTACAGCTGCAAGACAAAGACGACGCCTTTGACTGGTTGCTTACCGATCTTGAAATATCGACCAACGCCTTCGCGCTGCAAATCAAGGGGGACTCGATGGAGCCAGACTTTAAAGAAGGCGACAGGATCATCGTAGACCCAGGCGTACAGCCAAGGCCGGGAGATTTTGTGGTGGCGAAAAACGGGGAAGATGAGGCGACATTCAAGAAGTACCGACCACGCGGCGCGGATGAGGCTGGAAATGTCGTATTTGATTTGGTCCCTCTGAACGAGGACTATCCAAAAATGCATTCAGACAAGCAGCCCATAGCCATAATTGGCACGATGGTCGAGCATCGGAAATACAGAAAACGCTAACGAAAGAAGGGCTCTATGAAAAAGGTTTTTAGCGCAATTGCGCTGTGCGTCGTGGCAAGCACTTCTTTTGCATGGACCTTGGATAGGTGGGAGCCCGTTCACATGAATGGAGATTTTGAATCTACGCCTTGGGATATGGCACTAATAGAGAAACGTCCGCTATCGATGGACAGATACGGTAGGGTAACAGCATGGACGCTTTGGGCTTATTCGTTTGATCCAAGCAGAACGATAAATACCAAGAATGGGCGGGAGACTTATCAGTCAATCACTTCCCTAACTATCTATAACTGCATACAAAAGTCGTATGGCTACCTCAACACAAACTTTTATAAAGACGCCAATGGTGAAACCTTTTTAACTTCACAGAGTTCGCCAAATCCAGCGTTAGAGCCTGTTGTTCCTGAATCAGTGGGCGACTTACTTTTGTCTAAAGCTTGCGCCCTCGCTCGAAAGAACAAATAAATGGAAAAAGCTATTTTTTTAATAGCCATGTTGGCCCTGTCTATGCAGGCAGAGGCATGTATTCAGCGAAGCGCAGCCGCCCGCCAAGCTTTTAAAAATTCACACCCATGCCCAGAAACGGGAAAGAGTAGGGGCGCGTGTCATGGCTACGTTATAGATCACATCAAGGCTTTGGCCTGTGGTGGTGCAGATGCGCCAGAAAACATGCAATGGCAGACCGCAGAGGATGCCAAATCCAAAGACAAGTGGGAACGTAAGGGGTGCAATAGATGACCACGCCAGCGGGCGTTGACGCTGGCAATCGAAAAGGTAAAACATGAAAAAGACCCTAACTTTAATTGCCCTTGGTGCTATGTTTTGTGTAGCGCACGCAGCAACGCACGTTAATGGATACATGCGCAAGGATGGCACGTATGTGCAGCCGCACATGCGCAGTGATCCTGATAGCAGCAAGCTCAACAACTACAGCACGCAGGGCAACACGAACCCCTACACAGGCCAGCAGGGCAGCGTTAACCCATACAACCAGCAGCAACAGCAGTCTTGCTATTTGGATGGGTATGGCAATCGGGTTTGTCAATAAGAAGAATCTCCCCGGCAGCGTCTATGCTGGGGTGCGGCCTTGACAGCCGCAGTGATGAGGCGGAGGGGAAACATAGGGATCTACATCAATATGCGACCCCCTCCGCTTCAGAGCATCGCATGTGGCCATCCTAGGTAGCCACATGCAAGCGCCAGCAAAGGCGCTATACAAGTTAGCGGAATTAACGTTCCGTGGCCACGGGACTTTTTGGAATAACCATGAAAGTCTTAGTGAAGGTGAGGATCAATGTGGATGTGGCCAAGATAGTTATTGCTATCTTGACTTTCATCCTAGTAGTCCTGTGACCATGACGAGGGGGCTTGCGCCCTCTCGCTCTAAACCTGCACAAGCAAATATTACACCAGCCCCGAAAGGGGCTTTTTTCATGCCCAACTATTAGGCAACTCCGAATAGTTCCCATACCACGCCAACCCTGGGCCAGTCAACCCTAGACCTTGGGCCAGTTTGGCCCAAGGTCAACACATCCCCCTCCCCTGCTCACCCCCTCCCACCCCGCCACGGCGGGTTTTTGTTGTCTGAAACAACACAGAAAATAAATATGAACCTTGGGTTTACTTTTTACTGAACCTGTGGTACAGTTCAATCATCGACAACAAACCGGAGAGCGACATGACGACAAGCGAATACGAGCAAGTGATGCGGCAGCTAGAGGTTGACAGGAATGCTTATTACGTGGTGGGTGTGGCGGTGATCGTGCTGACCATTTTGGCGCGTTGTGTTGGTTTGATTTAAGGGGGTTTTATGAATGCTTTTTTTAATGATTTAGAAGAGCTAGTTTGCGACGTTGAGCAAATAGAGATCAGGACAAAGGCGCTGATGCAAACACCGGAGTTTGACCCGCTCAATGCGCTGAACTTTGCAGAAACGATAGCCGAGATGGATGTGGGCGACTTGCAAAAGATCCTTGACTTGATGCGTGATCGAAGCACGTTCACTGACGAGGGGGCGATCAACGCACTGAAGCATTACAGCTTTGTGCGCTGGTATCCAAGGGCTCGCAAATCTGCTGAGTATGAAATTCAATGTGAAGCCGAAGACGGCTACGAAGGAGATACCTATGAGCCTGCATTCAATTGAGCCGGTCATGTTTGAAATGCCATCCCCTCTTATCAAGTGCCGCGTGCGCGTGAACTTCGGCATAGACGGTGAGCACGAGTACCTGGGCGCTTACAGCTCTTCTGTTGAGGCCCTGCTAGATGCGCAAGAGCGGTACTCGGATATGCAATGCAAGATAAAAATTGAGGTGCTGAAATGAGCTTGGCCTACAACACACAAAAAGTACGCATCGGATGGGCTTATGTGCCACCAGCCCGCCCCATCTACTGCGACAACGAACTACAGATTCAGCGCGCCCTCATAAACAAACGCAAGGGCGGAATGCTTGAGCGATTGCTAGCTGCTATTTGGAGAGCGGTATGAGTCAAGAGCTTTTATCCGTGCTAGAAAAAATCATCAAGGAATGCGAAGGCCCGGGTAAGCCGGAGTCTAGCGATAGCTGGCTTCCGGCTTGTCTTATCGACGAAGCAAAAACAGCAATTGCCAGCGCCAATGAAAGTGATTTTGTAGAAAGCATTCGGCGCAACGCTTTAGAAAGCTTTACAGCGCTGCAAAACATAGCTTTTTGCCAAATCGAGGACGCAGACGAATTCACAGAATTTGTTTTGAGGCAGGCGAATGATGCCGTGGCAAGGGTAATGCAGCTAGAGCTTCCCTTGTCGAAAGGAGAGTTATGACCAACTCTCTAGTCACAGTCCGCGCCTCAAGCCTTGGCGCTTTGTTCGACTGCCCTGCTCGGTGGGAAGCCGTCCACATCCACGGTAAGCGTACACCGTCGAGCGGGAAATCCACGCTTGGCACGGCAGTACACGCTAGCACAGCAGTGTTTGACCAGTCAACCTTGGATGGCGCAGGTATCACTATTGACGAAGCTGCTGGCGCTGCTGTAGATGCCATCTACAAGCCGCAGGGCGATGTGATATGGGATGAAGAAACGCCCGAAGAGGTAGAGGCCGTCGCACTTGCTCTGCATAAAAAGTATTGCGAGACCGTGGCACCAACGCAGGACTATCAAGCGGTAGAGGTCAAGTGTGAGCGCCTAGAAATCACAGATATTGGACTAGCGCTCACAGGCACCACAGACCGCGTGCGCAAGACTGAAAACGGATTTGGTATCTGCGACATCAAGACCGGCAAGACGGCGGTATCGGCAGACGGCACTGTGAAAACTTCCGGCGCGGCGTTTCAGCTTGGGGTGTATGAGCTACTGGCAGAGCATGCCAGCGGCCTACCAATTACGGAAGCAGCGCAGGTTATCGGTCTCAACACAGCGAAGACAGGCAAGGCGCAGCGCGTTGGCACTGGCGAGATTGTTGGCGTGCGTGATGTGCTACTGGGTGATGAGGAGACGCCGGGCGTTTTAGAGCATGCCTCAAGGCTAATCCATAGCGGCAGTTTCTTTGGGAATCCCCGCTCAATGTTCTGCGGCACCAAGTATTGCCCCATTTTTAACAACTGCAAATTTAGAAAGTGAGTAAATCATGACATCAACACAAACAACATTGGCGGCAATGCGCCCACAAGCACAAGTGCCCGCTGCACCCGTCGCGGCTGGGTTTTTCGACCTGCAAGGTTTTGAGCTACTGCAACGCACGGCAAAGGCTTTTGCTAGCAGCGACCTTGTGCCCGCTCAATACAAGGGCAACCTAGCCAACTGCATGATCGCCATGGATATGGCGCAGCGCATCGGGGCTAATCCACTGATGGCGATGCAAAACCTCTATGTGGTTCACGGCACGCCAAGCTGGTCAAGCAAGTTTTTAATAGCCACCATTAACGCCTGCGGTCGTTTTAGCAGCCTTCGCTATGAGTGGAAAGGTCAACCAGGGAAAGATGACTACGGTTGCCGCGCATGGGCCATCGAGAAAAGCACCGGAGAGCGCTTAGACGGCATATGGGTAACTTGGTCAGTTGTCAAAGCTGAGGGATGGTCAAGCAAAAACGGCAGCAAGTGGAAAACCATGCCAGACCAAATGTTTATCTACCGCGCCGCAGCTTTTTGGCAGCGCGCCTACGCTCCTGAGCTTGGAATGGGTCTTACTACGGCAGAAGAAATGCATGACATCGTAGACGTTGCAGCAGACGGCACGGTAAACAGCGTTACCACTGAATCGCTGCGCAGAACGCCAGCGGCGAATGCTGAAGTAATGAGCGTGGAGCCAGTCGAAGAAATACACGCAGACCAAGCCACGGGAGAAATCTCCCCCGAAGACCACGCGGCATTTGTTGCGAGCATGGAAGGTAAGGCCGAATGATCCCGACAGAAAAAGCACAGAAAGCCTACACAAAGTGGCGTCAGGAAATGCTTAAAGGAAGCGACACGGATTTGGTAATACCCGCGTGGAATAACACAACCCCGCTTATGCGCAGGTCGTGGATCGCTGCAATAAAAGAACTGGGGAATGCATGAAATCGATAACAGAAATAGCAAAGACGGCTTACGAAGTTCACGGCCGCGCCATGGGCCTCAAAAACATACGGCCCTATGAGTCGCTGACTGGGCTAGAGCAGGCCGCATGGATTGCCGTGGTGCAAGCTGTGCGCGATGAAATCGGGGGGGTGCTGTGAAATTCAACAAGGGTATGAAATGCGACTTCCCGGGGTGTTTTGAAATAAATGCTAAACGGCTTGACATAAAAACAAGTTGGTTCCGAGGGGATGATGTTGTCTTGCGTGTGTGCAAAGAACACCGCAAAGACACCCATCACAAGGCCCTTTTATGCACAGAGAAAGCGCAGAGGCAGATGGCATGAGCGCATTCGACATCACCGGCCCCTCATCTATCGGCAAAGACCTTGAAAAGGCAGCGCAGCACAGAAGGAATACTGCATCGGCGTCTAACAAACGCAGAGAGGCCGCGCCGGATGATCCCGGCACTGAAATTTTCAACGGCGCATCAAAAATTTATCGAAAGTCTTACGCAGAAATGAGGATGAAGAAATGAGCGGAGGAAGCATGGACTATGTGTATCGACGACTAGAAACAGACGCGCGATTTAGTACAGACACACC